AGAACTAACTGGTAACGGTCCCCAAGATCGTGCTGTTCGTGAAAATTGGATCAAAGCTGGATGGCAACCTAGATCTATCAAAATTGGTGGTGCTTGGGTCAGCTATGACTTGTTTGAACCTTTTGCCATGATGCTTTCAACCATGGCTGATATTGGTGATAACAATGATCTTATGGGTGAAGAGTGGACTAAAGATAAACTCCAAAAATGCGTTTTAGCCGCTGCTGGTGCTGCTACTTCTAAATCTTATTTAGCGGGTCTAAGTCAGCTTGTTGATCTTATGTCTATGCAACCTGGTACAGGCGGTAAGATCGGTGCAAATCTTCTTAATAACTCTTTGCCCGGTGCTGGGATGAGAAATGCACTTGGAAAAGTTATTACTCCTTATTATCGTGAGCTTGGATCTGGAATCGGAGATTCTATTCGTAATCGCAACCTTGCCCTTGAGCAAGCAGCCGGTGATCCTCTTGCTATTAAATATGACATATTGAACGGTAAACCATTACGTGACTGGCAGTTTTGGCAACGTGCACTAAATGCAGTATTCCCCGTCAACTTTAGTATTGATACTATGACACCGGGTCGTAAACTATTTCTTGATAGTAATTATGATGCTCGTACCTCAGTGTATTCCTCGCCAGATGGTTATAGCTTAAAAGATTCACCTAAGGTTCGTTCTCTGTATATGCGTGCTATTGGTCGTCAGAATCTTGAAGGCACTTTGGACGCTCTTGCAGCAAGAAAAGATGTAAAGGATTCTATGGATCTAATGCGTTCTGACATACGTAATGGTCGTCAAGACAAAGATCCTATGAAAGCCTATAAGCATAATGACCTTATTTCTTCTGCATTCTTAAAAGCACAACAACGAGCTTGGGCAAGTATCCAAAATGATCCTGCTGTTGTTTCACTTATGGATGAGCAAGATCAAAAAGAAGCTGAAAATCGGAAGACAAGACAATCACAAGTTCAACAACTCCCCCGAATCATTGAAATAAACAATCCTAACTAATGGCTGAATCAACTTATACAGCTCCGGCCGCGTATACTATTACCTTCCCTTCGTTGAGTCAGGCAGAAGTTAAGGTAAGTATTGACGGAGTTCTTCAATCTAGTGGATTTACTATTTCTGGTTATTCAACCAGTGGTAGTGGAACCGTATCATTTTCATCAGCACCTGCTTCTGGTGCAACTGTTCGTATCTTTAGGGATACGACTATTCTTTCAAACCAACTACCCGCTCCCAAATCTGACTTTCAGCCTGGTGCATCGATTAATGCTGAAGACCTGAACGTCAACATGGATCAGGTTCTGTTTAAGCTTGCAGAAAAGATCGATGAAGGTGACATCTCAAATGATGCCATTGTTACTCAAGCTATTCGTGATCTAAGTGTTACTACACCTAAAATTGATAACTCTGCAGTCACTACGGCAAAGATCAACAATAGTGCTGTTACCACTTCAAAAATTAATAACCTTGCTGTTACTACGGCAAAGATTAATAACAGCGCAGTCACTACAGCAAAGATTGCTGACAGTAATGTAACCACGGCTAAGATTGCAGACTCAAATGTAACTACAGCTAAAATTGCCGATTCCAATGTTACTACTGCGAAGATCAATAATGCTGCTGTTACTAATGATAAATTAGCGGATAACTCAGTTAGCCTTGCCAAGATGCAAGACAACTCTGTAGATACCCCTGAGCTTGTAGATAATGCAGTTACTACTTCTAAAATTACTGACGCTAATGTTACAACATCTAAGATTAATAATCTTGCTGTAACTACAGCTAAGCTTGCTGATGATGCTGTTACTACCGTTAAAGTAATTGATGATGCAATCACAGAACCTAAGCTTGCTGCTGATTCAGTAACTAACCGTCAGATCGCTGATGGTTCTATTAGTGGTGCCAAGATTACTGATGGCACACTTGATATTCAAGCTGTACTTGCAGTAGACATCAGGACACTTGCTGAACAAAATGCCTCTCCTACTGATGCAGGTTCAGATGATGAATTAGGTACGACTGCTGCTAATAACAAGCGGTACGACACTATCTATCAGACAGGTACTCCTAGTGGTACTGATTTTGCTGTTGGCAAGATGTGGTATGACCATGCTAATGATCAAACTCTGTCTGTATGGAGTGGTACTAATTGGCTTGGTATTTCATCTGGTGGTACGTTTATTACCCAACCTACTGTTATCTGGGTTGACCAGGCTAACGGTGTAGATACTAATGATGGTCACCGGATCATTGATTCGATGAAGACTATTAAGGCTGCTGTAGCTTCAGCAGACCATGGCGATATTGTTTTAGTTGCTCCCGGTATCTACCGTGAGATAGCTCCTATCGATATTACTGTTAATAACCTATCTATTGTTGGACAGTCACTACGTAGTTGTTTTGTACACCCAACACCAGCTACTGAACTGAACTCTTTGTTCCGTGTTAATAGCGGTACACAGATTCAGAACTTCTCGTTTGGTGGTTTGAAGGCTAGTGGTACACGTGGTGGTCACGCCATTGATAACGACAGCACATATGGCCTACCTGCAAACCAAGCGTTTGTTTGTGAGTTCTATCCTAACGCTGTTATCTATAAGTCTCCGTACATCCAGAATTGTACGAACTTTGCTGACTCTGGTATTTTCAACCACACACAAGCTGAGTACAACGCAGATAACTCTTTAGGTGGTTTCTTCGATCCCAATAACGTCAACCAAGGCGGCTTTGGTGGTGACTTGACTTCAGGTCCTACTGGTGGTGGTCTATTGGTCAACGGTGCAGCAGTGTCTAGTACATCACCATTGCGTTCAATGGTTGTGGACTCGTTTACTCAGATTGCATTGGATGGTCCAGGTATTCTTTGTTGTAATAATGGCTATGCACAACTTGTATCTTTCTTCGGTACGTTCTGTCATTATCACGCTAAAGCACTGAATGGTGGTCAACTAAACCTCAGTAACTGTACGACTGACTATGGTCGGTATGGATTGATTGCTGACGGCAAATCACCTACAGCTAACTTTACTGCTCCTGTCAGTGTAACCGCATCCGCTGGTGCAACCACATTTACTATTGGTGCTCAAACTGCAGGTTCTGGATGGTATGGCTCTGCCACACGTCCACAAGACAACATGTCTGTGGTTATTGGATCAAATACATATCCTGTTAAGGCTGCTGTAGCTAACGGTAGTGGCTGGGATGTCACGATTGAAAATCCTGACCCTACAGCTCTTGCTACTAATCTTGGTTTAATTGCTGGTCTAAGTGTTGGTGACGTAGCTAGCTTCTTTAATAGGTCGTATATTTCAACTGGTGGTCATACGTTTGAATACGTTGGCGCTGGTACTGACTACACTGCAGCACCTGAAAATGGTGGTGTACCTATTGAAGCTAATCAGGTTAAGAACCTAAATAACGGTAAGGTATTCCAATCCAGTACTGATCATAATGGTAAGTTTAAAGTTGGAGATACGTTTACAGTTGATCAACGTACAGGTTCTGTCGATATTAGTCTTGATGCCTACAGACCTGAAGTAGTTAATGATCTTTCACCCGAACTTGGAGGAGACCTTGATGTTTCAACTCATGGTATTGTTTCTTCCAACAACAGAAATATTACACTAACTCCTGATGGGTCTGGTGTTGTAGTTTTGTCTGGTGGGATTACAGCTACTGGGACAATTTCTTTAGCTGGTCTTAATTACCCTTCTTCTGATGGTGCAACAGATCAAATCTTAAAGACTGATGGTAGTGGCAACCTAAGCTTTGTTGGTGTCAATAGCCTTAGTGGTGCCGGGATGCAAGATCTCAGCGATGACACCACGCCACAACTTGGTGGTCAGCTTGATGCATTAAATAATAAGATCATCAATCTTGGTACACCAACAGCAAACACTGATGCTGCAACCAAAGCATATGTGGATACCTCTTTAGGAAATGTTGACTCTGCATTTATCGAAACACCACAAGCTATTTCTGATAACAAGGTAATTGCTGCAAGTACAAATGCAGGAATGATGGGGCCGACAGTTGCCATCAATTCAGGAACAACAATCACTGTCGGAGCAAATTCATTACTTATTGTACTTAAATAATCATGGCCTACGGCAATTTAAAAGTTGATTCTCTCATTTACGACAACAGTGGAACAGATGTTACTGTTGACGTTTCAGCACTAGCAGGCGCTGGCGGCAGTGCCTCACTTGGAGGTAATAATACCTTTACTGGCACAAACACATTTAATGGTACAGTAACACTTAGTGGTGCATTTGGTGTTACCGATATAGATTGTATTGGTAAATTCTCAGTATCAGCAGAAGCAGTATCTGCACTAGATATTGATCTTTCTCAGAGTAACTATTTTACTAAAACTATTAACGGTAACTCGACGTTTACATTCTCTAATCCAGAAAATAGTGGTGTCGCATGTTCCTTTACCTTAGAACTAACGCACACCTCAGGTACTGTTGCTTGGCCTGATGGCACAGGTGCTGCAGGAATTGTTCGGTGGCCTGCTGACACACCACCCACCCTTACTGCTGGTAAAACCCACATTTTTGTTTTCGTAACTGACGACGGGAGTGTAAGTAGCGGTACTGGTCCTACCTATCGCGGTGCTGTTCTTGCTGATTATGTGAACTGATATGGATCCTATTACACAACAAATAGTATTAGGTGCAGCAGGTGCAGCAGGCGGAGACAAGGTTTACGTTGATGATGTTTTTAGTACTTATGTATATGAGGGCCAAACCACGGCTCAACCAATTCCTAATGGAATTGATTTGGATGGTGAAGGCGGACTGATTTGGATTAAAGGAAGAGATGGCCGCTCTCATAGCCTGACAGATACAGTAACTGGTATTGATAAAAATTTAATTAGCAACAATCAAAATCAACAAGCTACTGATGCAGATAGAATTACTCACAAAACTGCGAATGGTGGGAATGGGTTTACTTTATATGGTGACGGCACGAATGTAAACTATGCTGGTGAAAAATTTGTCTCCTGGACGTTCCGCAAAGCGCCTGGTTTCTTTGATGTAGTTACTTATAACGGTGACACAAGTAACAACCCTCAAAGCATCCCTCATTCACTCGGAAGTGTGCCAGGATTTATAATAGTCAAACGAACTGATAACACTGGTCCTTGGATTTGTTACCATAGATCATTAGGCAACACCAAGAACATTGAACTACAAAGTCCTAATGATGATGACATTAACGCTACTATATGGAACAACACTGACCCTACAAGCACACACTTTACTGTTGGATCAAACGCTAATGTAAACGGGAATGGTCGTACTTTTGTCGCCTACATCTTCGCTCATGACGATGCACAGTTTGGCACTGATGGTGATGAAAGCATTATTAAATGTGGGACTTATGAAGGTCTTACTTATCCAAACTACAGACAAATTGATCTTGGATTTGAGCCTCAATTGGTGTTAATTAAAAATGCTGACGCTAGTTCAAATTGGACTATTAGGGATATTATGCGCGTTGGTCAAGTATTAAGGCCAAATGGGACCGATAGCGAGGTGGACGAAAATGAGGTACTTCGCATTACGTCAACAGGTTTTGAAGTAAGAGGTGGATCGACGGATTTTGGTGCCAATAGCAACACTTACATCTACATAGCAATCCGCCGTCCGAATAAGCCACCTGAAACTGGAGCGGATGTGTTTGCTATTGATACCAAGACAGGATCAATTCCTAATTTCATTTCTGGTTTTCCTGTTGACTTTGTTATCCAAAGGGACGGTATAAATTCCGGCAATGATGTTAAACTAGCGTCTCGCCTTCAAGGTCGAAAATTCTTAAAATCTAATTCTACCGAGGCTGAAAGCAATGCATTTGTAGCCGCAGCTTTTGATCATCAAAATGGATTTGCTTCTGGTACTGGTTCGTCACCCGACAGCGAGAATTTTGCGTGGATGTTTAAACGTGCTCCAGGTTTCATGGATGTAGTTGCATATACTGCAAATAATAATACTGCCTTTAATGTAAATCATAACCTTGGTGTAGCACCAGAACTTGTTATAATCAAAAATCGAGATACTGCTTACAATTGGCTTGTAGGTAGTGATGCGCTAACTGCTTGGGGCAATTATGCTCTTAGATTAAATACTAGCGGCGGTGAAAACACTTCCAGCAACTTTTTTACTGCAGCACCTACATCAACTCAATTCAAACTAGGTACTTCAAGTAATGGTAACTATGGAACTGATAAATTCATCGCCTACCTATTCGCAACCCTACCCGGCATCAGTAAAGTAGGTAGTTACAGTGGAAATACGAGCAACGCGATTGACGTTAATTGTGGATTTATTGCGGGTGCAAGATTTATCTTAATTAAACGCACGGATACAGGTAGCACTGGTGATTGGTACGTTTGGGACACAACTCGCGGAATTAATCCAGTCGGTACTAATTCCGGGCTTGATCCTTACCTTCTTTTGAATCGAGATAACAACGGCACTGATGCTCAAGTAACAAACACTGATTACATTGATCCATTAACTACTGGCTTTACAGTTTCTGCATCAGCCCCTGCTGCTCTTAATGCAACTGGCGGCACCTACCTCTACCTTGCAATCGCTTAAACATAACTAACTAACTATGGAAATTAGAAATCGATCAAATGGTGAGCTGACTACTGTTAGTCAGTTTAAAGCAACACATCCAAATACAAGCTTCCCTAAGCAAATTACAACTGAAATCCTTGATAGTTATGGCTATGACGCTGTACTAAATGGTGCTGCAGCTACTGTTACTGCACCTTATGGTGTTAGCATTCGTAGTGGTGTCGAAGAGCT